GCTATAGCTGAAACAGCTGAGCAGTTGTTTATGCAGGAACACGCGGCTAATATGAATAGCTTAGACACTGCAGTAGATAATTTAGCGGCGGCAACAGCTATAGTTATGACAGCAGTTGAAGTAACCAGTGTGGCGGCTGAGGCAGATACTAAGCCTGAGCAAGTTGAGTTACAGGGTATGTTAGAGACAGATGCGTATAGCCTTGACACAGCAGAAGTTAACGAGTATAATGAAGCTGTAGCGGCTGTAGAGAACTTTGCTCAACAAGCTGGTGCTTACATGGCAGCTGCAAACAATGATGATTTAACAGCTACTGTAGATAGTTATGCAGCAGCTAACAACTTTATGGTAGGTAGCTATACAGCAATTACATACACTCAGAATATAGATGAGTTTGTAATTACATGGGCTGATGCAAGTTTTGGTACAGGTTTCCAAGGATACCTAACACCTAATATGAAGAATGCTTCTGAGATATATGCTGCAGGTGAATACATAAATGAATATGGAGCAATGCCAACACAATGAGTTTTAGTATAGGCGGTTACAATATTAAAGGATGGATGATGGCAGTAGCTGTCCCTGTCCTTTCAACTATATCAGGTGGTATATACTTTGGTTACGACACCCTTAACCGTTTCTATGGTGTAGAAGCTGGTGTAGGAGAATCATTAGACCGTATAGGTACACTAGATGATAAGACAGGTGCTATGGATAAACGCATAACATCTGTAGAGACTGTAGCCCAGCGCAACCTTACTGAAGTAGATAATGAGTTAAGCAGTGAGATTATAACGTTAGACTCTTTAATCCTAACTAATGTACAGGAGCTAGAAGGTAAACTCATAGTTCGTATACAAACGTTAGAACAAGCTATAGCTGATAATGATGTAAGAGGTTTAAACCAGAAGCTTGCCCAGTTAACGACTAACATGCAGCAGATACTAGAACAACAGAAGCTACTACTAGACTTACGTAGTCAGGTAGATAAGGCTACAACTATAACAGATGGATTAGGTGATACTCTAGATACACTACAAACTGAAGTAGATGATATTTGGAAAGCCTATGATGAATTAGCGGATAACCCTTTATAATGGCTATAGAATACAGAGGTGAGAAGTTTGCAGGTTATAACAAACCCAAACGCACACCCAAACATCCTACTAAATCTCACGTAGTGTTAGCTAAAGAAGGCGATACTATTAAAATGATTCGCTTTGGTGAGCAGGGAGCATCTACAGCAGGTAAACCTAAGGCTGGTGAATCTGATAGGATGAAGAAGAAACGTGCAAGCTTCAAAGCTAGACACGCTAAGAATATTAAGAAAGGTAAGCTATCAGCGGCTTACTGGGCAGATAAGGTGAAATGGTAATGGCAGCACCCAAGCCAACAAATATGAAGTTGTATAACCAGAAGAAAGCTCTGGCTAAGAAGAAGTTTAAGAGATGGCCTAGCGCATATGCGTCTGCTTGGTTAGTAAAAGAATACAAAAAAGCTGGGGGTAAATATAGTGGCACAACGAAAAACAAGGTCACGTAGTCAACACGTTCTTGTAGGGCGTAGAGGTTTTTCTAAAGGTGGTTTAGGTAAATGGTTCGGAGAGGAATGGACAGATGTTAAAACAGGTAAAGAATGCGGCAGGTCGGGTACTTCAGAAAGTGGTAGACCTTATCCTGCGTGTCGTCCCAAAAAAGTGGCGAACAAAATAAGTAAAAAAGAAGCGGCTAAGAAGACAGGACCTGCTAAGGTTAAGTGGTCTACTACTGCTTCTGGTAGAAAAAGAAAAGCATAATTGCTAAAAAAGTAAAGAAAAGGATTGTATAATGGGTTCTGGAATCAATACGCCACCTAAAAGTTTTAAAGGTTTAAGTAGGAAAAAATTAGTATCTTTAGTTCGTGATGATATGGGTTATTCTGATGATGATTTCGATTTTAAAAATATAACAAAGGGTGAGTTGTTAGAAATCGTAGACAACCATTTTGGCGGTGACTATAACAAGGGCGGTATGGTTAAAAAGAAAAAAACACCTGCAGTAGCTAAGAAGAAGGGTTACAACTATGGTGGCATGGCTAAGAAACCTATGAAGATGAATAGGGGTGGGTACTGTGGTGCATCTAACCCAGCGTCTAAGCCTATGAAAAAAGGATAGACTTATGAAAGTTTATGAAAAATATAAAGATGCTCTAGCTAAGCATGGCTACACAGTAGATGTAGATGGCTGTGTTTGGGATGAGCGTGGCAACCAAGCCGCTATGGAAGATAGATTTGGCAATGCTTTTTGTAATGATCCAAACGTAACAGATATTTGTAGAGCTGCTGAAGTTGCTAAACCTAAGACTAAGAAAAAGTCTAAAGCACCTGAGGGTAAGAAACGTGCTCGTACAGCCAAAGGTCACTACGTTAAGGACGATCCTAACACACCAGAGAATGAAGCTTGGGTTGACGAGTAATGAGTTTTTTTAGTCAGGGCAAGTCAGCACGTAGGCGTTCTGTTTATGGTCATAATACTGGCACTACTACAGAAGATGTGTACACATGTCCTGCTAACTGTGTAGCAGAAGTTACCTACCTTCATGTACACAACACTACTGGCAATACAGACATTGAAATTGAATGGTATGTAGCAGCTGATACATATACATCACATTTCCTAGAAGGTAAAAATTTAGGCGCTGGTGAGTTTATAACATTCTCAGATATAGAAATTGTTTTATCTGCTGGTGACAAGATACAAGTAACTCCAGCTACAGCTGGACATATAGATACTATACTAACTGTAACTGAAACCTTTGTACCTGTAGGTTAACGGGTATGCACAAACAGACGTACTAAGTTATTACTAAATAAGTATAACTATCTCCGCACACAAACAAAGGAGATAGTGATGCTAAACTTTTTACAACGCGGCTTTAGGGCTGTACAAAGAACACAACAAGCAAGAGCAGATCTTTGGTTACTTAACAATATGAGTGACAGAGATTTACACGACATAGGCATTAGCCGTGGCGAGATAAGAGAGCATATATATGGCGAGAAATCTAACCGAAAAACAAAACAAGTTTCTTGAAGTATTATTCGATGAAGCTAATGGTGATGCTGTTACAGCTAAAAGGTTGGCAGGTTACGGGGACAACAGCAGCACTACAGCTATTGTTGAATCCTTAAAGGACGAGATAGGCGAGAAGACTCGTACATATTTTGCCCGTACTGCCCCTAAAGCTGCAGTTGCTATGGTAGGTGCTCTTTCTGATCCTACTGAGCTAGGCATAAAAGAAAAAATGGTTGCAGCAAAAGACTTGCTAGACCGCGCTGGACTTGGTAAAGTAGATAAAGTAGATGTCACATCGAGTGGTGGCATCTTCTATCTACCACCAAAAGAAGGTAAAAACGAATAAGTATTCCAACAAGAGACCTAGGATTCTGGCAATTACCAAAGCCAATCAAAGGCAAAGAAAAAGAGTGGCACACAATAGTACGTGTTACTGCAAAGATACCATGGGGGTATGTCCTAGCTCCAGACAATGATAGGCTTCTGATACCTGTCCGTCTGGAGCTTGAAGCATTAGATCTTGCAAAGAGGCATCTCAAGCAGTATAGCTATCGTGCAGTAGCGCAGTGGCTTAGTAAAGAAACAGGTCGCTATATATCTCATATGGGACTAAAGAAGAGAATCGAAGTTGAGCAAAGACGTAGAAAAGCATCTACTATTAAACGCAAGCTTGCCAAGTGGCTCGAAGAAACCCTTGAGGAAATCGAAAAGCTCGAAACCCAAGGAGTCGGTGCATACAGAGATTCCAGTACAGGTAGTTGAAGAAATAGAAACTCCTAAAGATACTGTTCCAGCACAAGCTGTTGCTCCTGCATACGATGAGGAGTTAGCACAAGATATAGTGTTTAAGCCTAACCCTGGCCCCCAGACCTTGTTTCTAAGTTCGTCAGAGAGAGAAGTACTATATGGAGGAGCAGCTGGTGGAGGTAAAAGTTATGCCATGCTTGCAGACCCTCTTCATGGTTTAAACGATCCTAACTTCTCAGGTCTACTTGTACGTCATACTACAGAAGAACTTAGAGAGTTAATACAGAAGAGTCAAGAACTATACCCTAAAGCTATACCAGGTATAAAATGGTCAGAGCGTAAATCACAGTGGACTTCACCTAAGGGCGGTAGACTCTGGATGTCTTACTTAGATAAAGACACAGACGTTACAAGATACCAAGGACAGGCTTTTAACTGGATAGGCTTTGACGAACTTACACAATGGTCTAGTCCTTACGCTTGGGACTACATGAGATCACGTTTACGTAGTTCAGCCCAGCACTTAGGTTTATACATGAGAGCTACTACCAACCCAGGAGGTAGTGGTCATCAGTGGGTTAAGAAAATGTTTATTGATCCTGGACCGTCTAATGAGCCGTTCTGGGCTACAAATGTCGAAACAGGTGATACTATTACATATCCTGTTGGTCACAGTAAAGCAGGGCAACCTTTGTTTAAACGTAGGTTTATACCTGCATCACTATTTGATAACCCATATCTTGCTGAGGCAGGTGACTATGAAGCAATGCTATTGTCACTACCAGAGCATCAAAGAAAACAACTCTTAGAAGGTAACTGGGATATTAACGATGGAGCCGCTTTCCCAGAATTTGACAGAACCAAGCATGTCATTGACGCTTTTGAAGTTCCCGAAAGTTGGGCTAAGTTTAGAGCTTGTGACTACGGCTACGGATCTTATACAGGAGTTATCTGGTTTGCTGTTGCACCAGACGAGC